TTAATAATTGTGTAACCAATCTAATGGTTTCTTCGACTTCATTACAAGCCGTTATTGCGTAACTTAATTTCATTAAAATATTTTTTCGTCTGTTGAATTTGTATAACTCCATGCAGAACCACTTGGATATCCATACGCAGTTGATGTACTTCCAAATCCAAATGGTGGATTAGCAATTGTAATTGAACCAACACCCGGTGTTGTTGTTATTGTTGTTCCTGGTGTACAAGTTACTTTATATGGATTGTATGGGTCTACATAGTGTGGGTGTTGCCACATTGGAGTAGTATTAGGGGTTCCCCATCCACCTTCACCTATTGGTGTTCCATCGTTGACTTCTGCTAATTTCTCTTTTAAATAATCCCATTGTTTTGGAGTAATATTAAATTCATGTACTCCGTCTGTGAATCCTTTTAACCAAAGGACGAATTCTTTTGATGTCATAACCTATATTATATTTGATTTTTGTAAATGTTCGTATATTTTTTCTGCTATAATTTCATTTCCTTTTAAGGATATATGATTATCTTGTACCAATCCATTCGTATCATCGTGAATTTGTAATTTATGTTTTATACAAAATTGTTTTAATGTTTTTCCTTCAAATTTTAAAACATTTTCTGCATATTTTTCTACTACATCCAATTCCATTTCATCTCCCATTTCCCAAGATGACCAAATTATTTTTGAATTTTTACTTTTTGCAAATATATCTAATAATTTTATTTGTTTAAAAACTCTTTGCATCTCATCCTCTTGTTTAAAGATTATTTCAAGATATTTTTTATAATGTTCGTTTAATGGTAAAAGTTCTTCTTCGTTATTAAAGGGGGATGCATCCAACTCAGTTCTATTTAAATTATACTTTTTTCCATTTAAATCATAATACCAATATCTTCTAGTTATCATAGTTAAAAATACAATATATATTTCATTTGAATTTTTATCTATTACATCATATAACTTATCAAAAATATAATCATTGGAGGCTTGCGATACTGCTAAATTAATTATCCTTACATTATTTAATTTTTTTTCTAAAATTGTACTAAATCTATTTTCTACTTTATATTGTTCCAATTTATCGACAATAGTATCCCTATGTTGCCATTGATATGTAGTTTCAAATTTATCAGGAAGATATTCTAATTTATTTTCATTTAAAAAATTATAATAGTCTATATTATCTAGTCCACCACCTTCGGTAAAACTACATCCAAAAAATTTTAATTTCATCGTCTACTTTGTTTTTGCATTTTTTCAGACATACCTAATACTTCTTTACTTTTAGAAGTCATTTCGTTGACATCCATTTCCAATTCAAACACGGTATCAAGTCCGCTGAGTTTATAAGTTCTATAAGAATCTCTACTTACTATTGGTATTTTTTTTACATATTTGTTAAAATATCCTTTTGTACCACCTTTCATTTCAATTAATTCCGTATCTTTATCAACCATTTTATCAAAAAATTTTTTTACTAATTTTGGATTTATAGTTGATACTTTTACTGCATGGACAATATCTTTTGATTTCGAAACATATAAAGTAAATATGATTGGAACATCTGATGATTGATATGATTTACTACTTCCGTCTACATATGTGTATTCTTTTATTATATAAAAAGTGCCTGCTAACATTTTGGAAGCAGATACTTTTTGTTTTGAATCTATTAATCGTTTATATGTTGGGAAATAGCTTTTTATCATTTATTTAACATTTTCAATTTTGGTAATTGTAACTGTTGAAACTTTGGTTGTACTTTAGTATAAATACCATATTGATTTAATATCGTGTCAAATAATTTAGTCATTTTTGACAAACTAAAATTTTGTTTGTTTTGTTTACCCAGCTGAAATGATTCTATTTTATACTTGTCATAATTTTTGTAAACATCTTTTATAGATGATAATGCTTTTGAAATATTTACATTAAACCATTTAGATTCTCTTAATAAAAATTGGTCTGCCGCTGATTCATGTACTTCTTTTAATTCACCTTCTAATAATACTGCACCTTGTTTTAAGAAATCAATGTGGCCACTCCAATTACTTACTAAGATTGGTTTACCTGTTAAACTAAATTCTAATAGAGGTCTACCAAATCCTTCCCCTTTTGTAAAATTCAACATTGCTTTTACTTTATGATGTTCGTATAAACCATTCATTTCTGATGGGGTTAAGTCACCATGTAAAAGATAAATTGGAACTGATTTATAGTCTTTTCCTAATACCTCTCTAATTTTTTTAATAGTAGTTTCTCTATCTATTACACTAAATCCTGCTGAACTGGTTTTAAGAACTAATGCCGGTTTAACCTTTTCGTTTTTGAATGCCATTGCGAATGTTTTAATCATCATTCCAACATTCTTCCTATCTTCACCCAAATCACCTCTTAACCAATGTCCTACGAATAAGAATGCAAAATCTTCTTTGATTGAATCCAATTCGGTAATGTGTGCAATATGGTCAGTTCCAAAATCTTCTTCATCAAATCCTTCAAAAATAATTTCAATAGGTTTTTGAATTCTATGTTGTGCTATTAATTGTCCAGATTGTTTATCTGCTTCATTATATACACTATCCACTAAACTCTTTTTTGAATGTTCGGATGGTACTAATATTAAATCCATTCTATTACAACCATGTACCCAATCTAATGGAGAATGTGTTGTTTCAATTGCTGCGGTGATACCAATGTTATAATGTCCTACTGGTTGGAATTCATTTGGTACAGTAACTTGAATATAAATGTCAGGTTTTTCTTGAATACCCGGAATGATATTATCTACTACCCATTTGTGAAATGGTTTATCATAATTAAGTGCGTCCATTGGAGTTGTTCCCCAACGAGTACTAATAACTTTAATTTCAAATTTATCTAATTTATAAAGAGAATGTAATAAATCTCTCGCGTGGTCACCATACCCACTTCTTGTTGCTATTGGTGCCTGAAATACTAATGTTGGTTTCATACTATAACTCTATTAATTTAAATTTTTCTTTTGGTTTCCAATTTTCAAATGCTCCCTCCATTCCATCAACCAATGTTTTACACATTGCTTCTCTGCTTAACAAACCTTCACCCATAAAATGTTTTCTACCTTTTAATGCAGCTTTATCTCTATCTTCTTTTGGCATTTTATACCAATCCATAATTAAAGGAGTAATATCTTCAAAGTCAACTCTATCATCAAAAATATATGGAGTAGGAACTGAACCCGTTGTTGAACGAACTGGCCAAATTGGTTTAACCCAATCTCCCCAAACTACACCTGCTTTTCTATGTCTATCATGTAAAGAACCAATTTCAACATAATCTTCTGCGGTTAATAGTTTACCCGTGCCTCTTTCTCTAAATCCACATTGGTCTTGCATACCACCTGTAACATTTACAATGATTGGTGTTCCTGCCATTACCGATTCTGCTGTTGCTAATCCAAATCCTTCGTTTGATGCCACATTGATTGTTACATCACCGATATTATAAAGATAGTTTAATTGTTCTTCGGAGTATCTATTTGGTGCAAATATTACATTTGTTTCAGGTGAACAACATTCTGCAATTGTTCTTGGTAAATCTGTTCCATGTTCTTCCACAGGTTGAGTGTGCATTAATAAACATACCTTACTTCTTTCCTCTGGTCTCAATGCTTCAACAAATTTATCAAATGCTAAAATAACATCGATTGGTTGTTTTCTACGAATATTTCTATTATTCCAATAAAGAACAAATTCATATTCTTTATCTCCAAATATACTTTCTTTAAAATCTTTTGGAACTTCAACTGGTTTATATAAGTCGGAATTGATGCCATGTGGAACATAACTTACTTGCCAATCAGCTGGTTTTGTCCAATGCTTTTCTTTATCCCAACTCCAAACTCTTTTAGTAATACCATAAGTTTGTTTTGAAATACATCCAATCCAATCACAACTTTCGTAGTAATCTCTATTGTATTTCGGGTCTGGTAAATCATCCCAAATATGATAAAAGAATAAAGGTACTGATTGACGAACTTCGTGTTCCATTTCATATAACCAAATCCAATATCTCGGGTCTGTAAAGTGTAAGATTGCATCGGGTTTTTCCTGCATTAATAATTGACGGATTGCATCTGGATTACCATATCCATCAAATGGAATAATTTTAACACATGCATCTTTTACACCAGTTTGTTCTCTAACACTATCGTTTAAATCTAAAACTTTGCCCGCTTCAGGATGTTTGATTGCTGCTCCTAATTGAACCCAATCGTATTTATCAACAGTTCCCATAACTAATTGTTTGGAAACATTGGCAATACCACTTGCCATTCGTAAATCATCTGATAATAACAGAATCTTCTTTTTTGCCATAACTTTTAAAATATATATTGTTTAATTTAAATTTTTTAATCCTCTATCACATATCCCTCTATCAAAAAACTCACACCATTCACATAGTTTAGTTGCGTTCTTTGGGAACTCTATATCGGTTCTATAATTACCATCATTGTCAAATACACTCTCTACAAACTCCGTAAAACCCTTCCAGGCTTTGTTTACTGATACCTTACCATTTGCAGGTACATGCTTACTCATTCTATGTGTTGGAATATCCTCTCTTACTTCTACCTTTCTTTTCAATATGATAAATTCAACATCAATCACATCTTCGGAAATGTTTAATAATTCTGCATAGAACTTTTTGTATAAAAGAATTTGTGCGTTTTTAACTGGGTCTGATTTTTGATACTTACTCCAACCTCTTGTAGAAGTTTTAAAGTCAATAATTCGATATCTACCATTAAAGGTATCTCTGATAATCAAATCTATGAAACCCATAAAGTTTACATTCTCCGAAATCTTTGTGTTTATAGGTTGTTCAATTGCTACCAACTCATCGTGTTTTAACGAAAAGAATTTGTTAAAGTTTTTGGGTTTTTGAAACCAATCTAATAAGACGTTTCCATCTTCTAAAAACTCTACCATTTCTTCTTTGGTGCATATTGTAGTATTTCCTATTTCACCTTCTGTTTCTTTAAGATATGCATCTCTCATTCTTTCTTTTAGATATTCCTTTAAGTCAATCATTTTGTCAGCTTGTGACTTTGATATTCTTAAACACTTCTCCAAATAATTTTGGAGTGTCTCATGCATTGCAGTTCCAAAGATTGAATGGATGTTAGAAGAATTTTCTCCCAACTTATCTATGTATGCTAACTTGTACTGATGTGGGCAACTATGCCACATACTATATTGTGAAAATGATACTCTTGCCATATTATATCTAATATACCCAATTTATTTGAATTTACCAAATAATTCTTCTATAATTGGTTGTAGATGTTGTTCTGCCCAAAGTTTTGAACCTAATTCATTTGGATGGTTATCATTTCCTTTATGATATTCATTATTTGAATTTATAAACTCATTTAAAGTATATCCTTTATAATAATTTGGATTTTCTTTTATTGTATTTATTATTTTTTTATGAATAAATGGATGGTGTGTATTATGAAAAAAATCAATATCATCGGATATTTCATCCGAAACCGCTAGTTCATATCTAGGGTTACCATGTGAATCTTTTAAAAACCATTGTCCATTATTTTCGTTTAAAATTGGTATATGATTATTTATACCATCGAATATTAAAAATTTATAATCATTTGCTTTACAAAAATTTGTAAAATTTATAATATTGTGATATGTTTTTATTAAAGAAAATGTTACATTTGTATACAATTGTGCTATATTGTATCTATTGTTATATATCCACTTATTTAGTGGAAATTCTAAATCCCATCCTTCAAATCCCTCTGCAGTAATTTTACGACTACCCCGTCTATCTAAAAATTGTAAAGGAGTTAGGTGCCAATATATTGAACCATTACTTTTTTCATCAAAAGAATCCCAACAAATTAAAAATCGTAAACATTCTGATAATTGAATTACAAATAAACTATCTTTAGCGATTTCAGGATTCAATGTTGCGTAACTTATTACATTTTGAGTTATTACTTCATTTCCAACACCACCTTTAGCTATATTAATTAATTCCAAATTATTATTTTCCGCTAAATATTTTGCCCAAGATGCATTCGGCCCTACTTTATGTCCTTCGGTGAATGAACAACCGGATGTTATTAAATACTTTTTATCAATCATAAATATTTTTTTAGGTATTCCAATTCGTTTGGTATATTTGTTTTATTAAAATCATTTCCAAAATTAATATATGTTTTAAACATATCTTTTGTGTTTTCTGGATGTCCTTCATTTGTTTTTAAATATATTACAAAATTTTTAATTTCGGTTTTTAAATCATTATAATTAAATGTTTTATCAAGTCTTGTATATAAATCTATAATAGCTTGTTTTTCTTCAAAATTAGAAACATTTAACCAATATGGATATTCTGCAAATCCAAATCGAATTTGAGAATCGGAATCCACATATCCCATATGATACATTTCTTTTCTAAAATTTGGAAAATCAAAACAATTTAAAATAGAACAAGTGTATTGAAAAAGATGTTTAATATTACTATATTTTTTCTTTGCTTCATTTAATAAATTCATATTATTTATGAAATTATTTGTATTAAATCCAGTTCTTACAAATTCTCCAATATTTCCTATACCATCACATGAAATTCCAAAATTTATACTTTTAAATTGAGAAAAAAATTCAAATATGTCTCTGTTATTAAATTTAACTAAACTAAAATTTGTATTTAAATGTATTTCTATTTTTTCTTTATTTTCCAAATTTGAAAGAAACTCATACATTTCTTTCATATAAAGTGGTTCACCACCCGCAAAGTATATATGTTCTATATTTTTTAAATATCGTTTATCTATATCAAAATTTGTTATGTTTATTTCCGTTTTGTTGGAATCTATTGCAATACCCAAAAATTGTTTAAATGCATTTTGTTCTTCAATCCAAGTTGATGAATATTCCGATGTGCAACTTCTACATTTAAAATTACATATGTTTGAAGGTCTTAAATCTAATCTAACAAAATCAGGATAATTATATCCATCTTTTCTTGTTTTATTTTTATATTTCTGAATTAAATGTGAGTAATCATTGTTCCATTTAACTCTATAACTTTCCGCACCTTCATCATCCATTTTATAACAAACATCACAAAATTTTGGTTTATCACCATTTAACATATCCAATCTAATTTGTTTATATTCATCCGAATTAAAAGCATCGGATATTGAATCATTTTCTAAATTAGTATTTTCTAAAAAAGTTTGTGAATAACAACAAACTTTTAATTTTTTATTAGGATATGCATTGATGTGTAAAAATGGTAATATACAAAATGTATTAGACATTTATATTTTTAGTTTCAATTTAGTTATTTGCTTTTTATCTATACCATATTTTTCACAAACATATTTCATATATTCTCTACCTTCTCTACTTGCATAAAGAACTTCCAAATATTCAATTGCTTGGTTTTCTGAACAATCGTATTCTTTCTTTAAAAGGTCTACTATAAATTGTTCGTATTTATCTTCGGATTTTCCTTTAATATATTTCAAAAAGTATTTACCTTTTGGAATAACACTAATATACAAACTATACATTTCTTTTGGTTGTAAAGTTTGTGTTAAGGGTAATATAGACGCAATCAATTCTACCCATTCAGGCTTCATTGATAAAAATCTATTAATCATAAAATTACTCCAAGTTTTCAAATCTTCTTCTGAAAGTTTGTCAAAATACTTTGGGTCTTGTATGGTAGTTATTGCATTAATATGGTCAAATAACTTTTGTGCCATTATTCTATGATTTTGGTTTCTTGTAATTCTTGTGGAAGTAATTCATTTAAAGGTTTACCACATGTTGCACATACATACAACTCAATAGGCATAACCGAATCTTTTGGTGCACCTGTTAATAATCTACTAATTTTTTTGAATCTGTAACCTGGTAAGAAAATCTTTCCACCACATTCACAATCCATATCTCTCGCGTCATTTAAATTGAAATTCGGCGGTAATTGACTCATTTGCTCTTGCATAATTTTTATTTTATAATGTTTAATATTTGTATAATTGTAGACATAAATACAATTTCTTTATCTACTACTAATGCATCCTTTGAAAGACCATCTGCAATTGTTAAAATTACATTTGCTACATTTCCGGTTGCGTATTCGTCTACTTTGTCGTATAACATTGTATACATTTCCGAATAGTCGTTTAATTTGTTGTCTGCTACTGCCTGTCTAATTTTCATAAACATATTTCTCTTGTCATCGGATTCCTTTAACAATTCAATAAGTTTAGTTGCAAAGTTTGCTTCAACCATTACTCTATGGTCTACTTTCAATTCACCTTTTGCAGATTGTAATTGACAAGTATTAAGTATCCTTCTAATATCTGGGTAATATGAATTAATCACATCAGCCATATTCTTTGGTTCATACTTAATCTTTTCTGCATCTAATATCTTTGCTACCTGAACTGCTACATCCTTTTTAGTCGGAGGTGTGATTGCGAAAGATTGACATCTACTTTGGATAGGGTCAATAATTTTCTCAATATAGTTACAGGTTAAGATAAATCTACAATGCTTACTGAATGTTTCCATTAAGTTTCTCAAAATCGCTTGTGCTCCTGGTGTCATATAATCAAACTCATCTAAGATGATTACTTTGAAACCTGCAAATCCAACTGATGATGCGAAGTTCTTAACCTTTGTTCTAACAGTATCCACATTGTTTTCATCCGATGCGTTGATAATCATAAAGTCACATTTGATTTTATTTACGATTAGTTTAGCAAGTGTGGTCTTACCCGTACCCGCTTTTCCATACAACAATAAATGTGGTATGTCATTTGCATCTAAATATTGCTGAATTGTTTCTTTGATGGTTTCATTACCAACATAGTCAGCAAGAGTTTGTGGACGGTATTTCTCCACCCACAAGCTATGTTCTTTTTTATTGTTTTCGTTTGCGAAAAAACTCATATTATTTTCCAGTTGAACCGAATCCGCCTTCGCCTCTTTCGGTGTTTGTTAATTCATCTACTTCTTTAAATTCGATAGGGGGGTGTGGGATAATTATAATTTGCATAATCCTATCACCAACACCATATACAAAACTACCACTTTGAGATGATAATGACCTTTGATTAAATGTTGCCTGTATTTCACCTCTATATCCACTATCAATTACACCTACCGAATTACTCAATGATAAATCGGTTTTACGAATGGATGAACGAGGGAATACTAATCCTACAAATCCTTCGGGTATTTCCATTGCCAATCCTGTTCCGTATGTGATTTGTGTACCATCAAACTTCATTGATGTTGCAACTAAATCTATACCGGCATCACCATCTTTTGCATAGGTTGGTATTACTGCTTCTGGACTAAGCTTCTTTATTTTGATTTGCATTTTGTTCTGCTCTTTGTTGTTTTGTTTCTTCACTAATTTCTCTTGGGAATACTCTAAAAGTCATTCCGTTTTGTTGAAAATTCAATCCTTCACCTTCTGTTGGTTGTAATTGTAAAATCAAAGGAGCTGGTTCTTCGCCTTCATTTGACCATGCAAATACAATTGGTTCATTGTTAAAAAATTGAAAACACCATTCAGCATCTTGAATTGGTTGTGCTTCAGGTACATTAATTTCTGTTGTATCAATACTACCCGCTTCTTGTTGTTGTAATTCCTCTTGTGGGGATAATTCATAACCAACTTCTGTTGGGAATAATTCTAATTGTTCTTTCATTTTATTAATTTGAGATTTCTACTAAATAATACTTACAAATAAAGTCATCGATTTGGAATTGAACATTTGCTAAACCATCGGTTGATACTTTTAATTTTGCAGATGTTGCTTCTTTATTTGCAGTAAGAATTTCTTTTAAATATTTTGCTGAGAATGAGATTGGTTTAACAATATCATCAAATGATTTTGTTGCGGTAAATGTTACTCTATTTGTCGAAATTGAAGAATAACCAATTGCCATCTTTAAATCACCACCTTCGGTAAATACTGTAAACGTATCTACATCACTCAATGCACCTTTTGCTTTGATAAATTTGTCAATCATAGTTGATGCCATTTCGATATCAATATTGAAATCAGGTAATTGCTTCAAATCTGGTACAGGTGGAATAACTCCTAAGTCTGCTAATTGATAAGATGTTTCAGTTTCGTCAGACGATAACTTTAAT